CCGGGATATCCTTTGATGGATGTTGTTGACTTCGCCCGGCACGTGTACAAAAGATTACGAGAGCGCGAGCAAAGTGTTGCGGATGCTCTTGCAAGTGGTGCTGCCAAAGACTGGGAGCAGTACCAATCCTTGGTAGGTGAGATACGGGGCCTCACTTACGCACGGGAAGAGTTCAGAGCCCTGCTGGAGAAAAACGCAGACGATGTCGAAGACTTTATATCTTCCTGAACATCTCGCGCAGAAATTGAATACGGACCGAACGTCGTCAGACGTCCCGTCCAGTTCTTTGGACCGCGCGTATGTGGAACAAAAAGATCGGGTCCTGGACCCATCCCTCATTGAAAAACCGTTATTAGACCGCCTCCCGCAGCCAACTGGCTGGCGGGTTTTGGTCATGCCATACCAAGGGAAAGCTCAGACCACTGGTGGCCTGTACGTCCCGGACGAGGTTCGAGAACGCGAATCGGTGGCAACCACTGTGGCCTACGTGTTGAAGGTCGGGCCGCTGGCCTACAAAGACCCCAACAAGTTCGGCCCTGATCCCACGCCGTGGTGCGTGGAAGGGCAGTGGGTATGCATCGGCCGCTACTCCGGATCGAGGTTCAAGATCGACGGTGGAGAGGTCCGCATCATCAACGATGATGAGGTCATTTCCACGATCATTGAGCCAGACGACATCAAGCAGGTTTGAGGATAGACACATGACTGAGGAAAACCAAGAGATCGAGACCGAAGCTCTTGTACAAGATCCTGTACAAGAAGAGCGGCTCGAAACGACAAAGGCCGAGACTGGTTCTGAAGACGAGCTGGGCGACTACAGCAAAAACGTCCAGAGCCGGATCAAACGCCTGACCGAAAAGTACCGCAAAGAAGAGCGGGACCGTGAAGAGGCTGTTCGCCTTTCTCAGCAGCTGCTGGAAGAGAACAAAAAGCTCAAGGGCCGCATGCAGCAGCTCGACACGGGCTATCTCTCTGAATACGGCACCCGCTTGCAGACGCAAACCGAAGCGGCAAAGCGTGCGTACAAGGAAGCCTATGAGGCGGGGGATCCCGATCGGATGTCCGATGCGCAGATGGCGATGTCAAATCTTGCCATCGAGCAGCAGCGTTACAACAACGCCAAAGCTCGGACGGAACAGGACCAGCGTTTGCAGGTTGAGCGCGAGCAAGCGCCGCAACAGCAGGCTCCTGTTGCGCCGCCGCCTCAGCCCCAGCAGGCCAAGCCTGACCCCAAAGCTCAAGGCTGGGCGCAGAAAAATACGTGGTTTGGCGAGGATCGGGTCATGACGACCGCGGCATTTGCTGTCCACCAAGGACTTATCGAGGAAGAGGGGTTTGACCCAAACAGCGATGAGTACTATACTGAGCTTGACCGAAGAATGCGAAAAGAGTTTCCGCACAAGTTCCAAGGTCAAAAATCGGGTGGTGGAACGCAGGTCGCCTCTGCAGGTTCCTCCGCATCCCGCAGCACGAAACAGGGGCGCAGGACCGTGAAGCTCACGCCGTCGCAGGTTGCCATTGCGAAGAAATTGAACGTTCCTCTCGAGGAATATGCCAAGTACGTAAAGGATTGACCCATGACTAACCGAGCTCCTCGCGAAACCGAAACGCGTGAAACCACCACGCGCCGTAAACCTTGGGCACCGCCCAGCCGCCTTGATGCACCTAAGCCCCCAACCGGGTATGTGCATCGTTGGATTCGAGTCGCGATGCGCGGCGAAGAGGATAAGACCAACGTCTTTTCCAAGCTGCGCGAAGGATGGGAACCCGTCCGAGCGGACGAATACCCGGATTACCAAGCTCCCGTCATTGACGAGGGCAAGTATGCCGGGGTCATTGGACAAGGTGGTCTGATGCTGTGCCGTATCCCTGTCGAAACTGCTAACGAAAGATCCGCGTACTACGGGCTCCGGACCCGCGAACAGATGCAGGCTGTCGATCAGGACTTAATGAAGGACCAACACCCTTCGATGCCGATTCATGCGAACCGGCAAAGTCGTGTATCCTTCGGAGGTCGCGCTCGCGACTCCGAATAACCGCAACCAAAGGAGCTGACAAATGGCCAATATCAATGGCGCATTCGGTCTTCGTCCCATCGCAAAGATGGGTCAGTCGACCAACAGCACCGGTGCATCCGAGTACCGTATTGCCGCAGGCAACACGAACGCGATCTATCAGGGCTCCCCTGTTATCCCGCTGGCCGCAGGCGTCATTGACGTCGTCGGCGCTGCAGCTGGTGGCACGGTGGGTCTTCTTGGCGTGTTCTGGGGCTGTGAATACGTTTCCTCGACCACTGGTAAAAAAGTGTTCTCGAACTTCTGGCCCGGCTCGGGCGCAGACACGAACTTCCCTGTAAAGGCATTCGTCTACGACGATCCCGCGCAGTTGTTCGTGATTGCGACTTCGAACGTCGTGGCTGCCGCCAATACTGAGGCGGAAGTACGTGCAGCTGTGTTTGCAAACGCAAACCTTGCACTTGCCACTTCGGGTTCGAGCACCACTGGTATCTCGTCGGGAACTCTCGACCTGAATACCATCGCCACCACTAACACGCTGAATCTGCGTATCATGGGTATCCAAGACGATCCCGAGAACGCCGACTTCACTGTTGCTGGCATCCCCGTAATCGTCCGCCTGAACAACCACTTCAATTCGCCAAACGGCGCAATTGCTGGTGGCACTGTTTCGACGACCGGCGTCTAAGGAGGGCTGAAATATGGCTATCTCTCGCGCACAACTTGCGAAAGAACTGGAGCCGGGTCTTAACGCCCTCTTCGGGATGGAGTATGCTCGGTACGACAACCAGCATGCTGAAATCTACACCACTGAGTCCTCGGATCGTGCATTCGAGGAAGAGGTTATGCTGTCGGGCTTCGGCGCGGCACCGACTAAGTCGGAAGGTTCCGCCATCAACTTTGATGACGCGAACGAAGCATACACCGCTCGGTACAACCACGAGACCATCGCGCTGGCCTTCTCGATCACCGAGGAAGCCATTGAGGACAACCTGTACGACCGCCTCGGCAGCCGTTACACACGTGCCCTCGCCCGCTCGATGGCTCACACCAAGCAGGTCAAATCTGCTGCCGTTCTCAACAACGCCTTCACCGGCGGTGCTGCGGCTGGTGGCGACGGTAAGGCTCTGTGCGCAACGGATCACCCGCTGACCAGCGGTGGCTCGTTTGCTAACAAGCCGTCGACCGACGCAGACCTGAACGAAACCTCGCTGGAAGACGCCCTGATCAATATCGCAGGGTTTGTTGACGAGCGCGGTCTGAAGGTCGCCCTCCGTGGGATGAAGCTCATCGTTCCGCGCCAGCTGCAGTTTGTGGCTGAGCGTTTGATGGTTTCCAACCTACGCGTTGGCACTGCAGACAACGACGTCAACGCGATCCGCTCGATGGGCATGCTGCCTGATGGGTACACAGTCAACGACTTCCTGACTGACCCTGATGCATACTTCATCAAGACGGACGCTCCCCGCGGCTTCATCCACTTCGAGCGCACCCCGCTCTCGACGAACATGGAGCCGGATTTCGACACCGGGAACATGCGTTTTAAAGCGCGAGAAAGGTTCTCTTTCGGGTTTTCTGACGCTCGCGCAGTGTTTGGTTCTGCAGGCGCAGCCTGATCGAACTAAAGCAGTCGGATTGGGGCGATCTTCGGATCGCCCCTTTCTTTTTGTGCATAGCTGATGTATCTTTTGCGCATCCCTGACAGTCGCATGGTGCGGCTGACATTAGCCACGACAGGAGATCCCAATGGCTACGACTTCGTTTTCTGGTCCGGTACGTTCGCAGAACGGCTTTCAGTCGATCACCAAGGACGCAACCACCGGCGCAATTACCACCAACTCTACCTACGGCACCGACGCTACAGTCACCGGCACCCTGTCCGTGACCGGCGCGGCAACGCTGTCGAGCACCGCAAACGTCATCGTGATCCCCACTTCTGACCCAGCGGTTGCTGGTGCGATCTGGAACAACGGCGGCACTCTGTCCGTATCCGCAGGATAAGGAGATAGTTTATGGCTGGTTCTGATACCAAGAGCACACACGCCCACGGGTCCGGCTTTGTCGTCTTGGGACGGCATCGTATCACCGGTCTGTCGTATATCGGCACGGCGTCTGATGGCTTTCTCGAGATCTTTGACACGGTCGTAGTCCCTGTAGCTGCGACCTACGCGCGCAGCGGGACAACGGTCACGGTCAGCTCAACCGGTCACGGGCTGCAAACAGGTGACACTGTTGGTATCGCGTATAGGCCCGGTACTGGGGGCGAGGCTCGATCCGGCAACTATGCGGTCACGGTCACTACGGCCAATGCTTTTACCATAGTGGACATAAACAGCGGCACTATTTCGGGTAGCCCTGTTTGCACATATGTGAGCGGTGGTGGCGGATGGATTTTTAGCACAGAAGTGTCCGCGGCGGACATTTTTGCGAACGTCCTCCCCGTCCCGGGAGAGGGCATGCTTGTTAAAAACGGCACCTATGCCAAGATGACCAACGTTGACTCTGCTAACTTCTTCTACAACTAGGTGGGGTCATGGATCCGGCGTCCGTCACCCTCGCCATAGGCGCAGCCAGCAAAGCGTTCTCGATGCTCAAGCGTGGGTTCGAGATCGGTCGCGACATCGAGTCCATGCACGGCGACATTCAGAAGTGGATGGGCGCGTCTGCTCAAATCTCAGCGATTGAGAAAGCTACGAAGAACCCAGGCATCGTTGCGCGGCTCCTGACAGGCTCCGACAACATTGAGGCAATGGCTACGCAAGCGGTGCTGGCACGCAAGCAGATCGAGGCGCAGCGCTACGAGCTGAGAGTGTGGGTGTCGATGACCTATGGCGTGGGAACGTGGGAAGAAATACTGCGCACCGAAGGCCAGCTGCGCAAGCAGCGACAGGCGGCGGTCGAGCAGCAGCAAGCGTTCTTCGCAAAAGTGTTTCTTGGTGCGACTCTTTTTGCTACTGTCGGCATAGGCGGCGGGCTGCTGTACTTTTTTGCAATGTATCTGAAGGATCTGCAACAATGACAAACCTGACAGCAATACTCGGAGCAGTAGCCCCGACCATCGCGACCGCGCTAGGCGGACCGCTGGGCGGCATGGCGATCAAGCTGGTAGCTGACAAGCTGGGCCTTCCTGAATCGACATTAGAAGCTGTAGAGGCTGCGGTAACAAACGCCTCTCCGGAGCAGCTGGCTGAGATCAAAAAGGTTGAGGCCGACTTCAAAGTCAGCATGAAACAGCTGGACGTGGACTTGGTCAAGATCGCTTCTGCCGACCGTGACAGCGCGCGCCGCCGCCATGCTAGCGTCAAAGACATGACACCTACCGTCCTCGCCGTCGGTACGCTGCTTGCGTTCTTTGGCTACGTGGGCGCAGTGACCTTCATCGACCACGGTGCCGATCTTGGCCTCATTAACGTCGCTGTGGGCTGGTTGGGTGGTAGCGCATCTGCTGTCATCTCCTTCTACTTCGGCGCCAGCAACACAACGGAGAAAAACACATGAGCTTTAGACTTTCAGAGCGCAGCCTGAGCCACCTACAAGGTGTCGACGAGCAGCTCGTCGCAACGGTAAAGCTGGCGATACTGCTGACGAAGACTGACTTCGGTGTGATCTGCGGTATTCGCACGATGGAAGAGCAGCGGGCACTGGTCGCCAAGGGCGCAAGCAAGACCATGCGCTCCAAGCACTTGGACGGCAAGGCCGTTGACCTGATGGCCTACATCGGTAGCCGTGGTTCGTGGGAACTGAACCTGTACGACGATCTTGCTGACGCTATGCAGGAAGCAGCTGTAGAGACCGGCGCTGTCCTGCGCTGGGGCGCCGCGTGGCACATCCCGGACATCCGCGACTGGGATGGATCGATGGAAGACGCGATGAACTCGTACGTGGACCTGCGCCGCAGCGAGGGCAGGCGTCCGTTCATTGACGGCCCCCATTTTGAGCTGGCCTGACCGAGGGGAAGTGTGATGGCGAAGTCTCCAGCGTGGCAGAGAAAAGCCGGGCAGGACCCAACCGGTGGCTTGAATGCCAAGGGCCGGGCGTCCGCCAAAAAGCAGGGGATGAACCTCAAGCCGCCTGCTCCGAACCCGAAGACCAAGAAGGACGCAGGCCGGAAGAAAAGCTTTTGCGCCCGGACGGGCGGAATGCCCGGTCCGATGAAGGACGAAAAAGGAAAGCCGACACGTAAGGCGCTATCGTTGAAGAAGTGGAACTGCTGATGGGAAGCGTACAACTCACGCATGAAGAGCTCGAGGCAATGCTCGACCGCGCTGCCAAGCGAGGTGCGAGGGCCGCGCTGCAAGAGCTTGGTCTCCACGACGAGAACGCCCCGCGGGATCTTGACGAGCTGCGCGGACTGTTGTCTGCTTGGCGGGAGACGCGGACCACG